ACTCCGCCATCAATTCTTTGGCTAGATAAATCTGTTAATACGTCAACGGGTTATTTAACTGACGTAGCAGGTACGTCAACAACTGCCTCTTTTATTTTAAATACTATTGTAATAACTAGAACAGCAAGAGAATATAAAGTAAACAGTACAAATAGTTGGACTTTTGTTTCAACTATTACTTTACCAACAGGAATTTATACTTAAGGAATAATAGATGCCATATAGCATATACAAAACAGATGGTACATTATTAACAACGATCCCTGACGGTCAATATGATACCTCTACAAGTCTTACGCTTGTTGGTAAAAATCTTTTTAATTTTGGACAATTTCAAAATACAAACTATGTAAGATTATTGGAAAATTTTTCTAATACCACTCAACCTACCAATCAATTAACAGGTCAACTTTGGTGGGACAAAGCAAACACAGTTATGAAAGTTTATAATGGTGCTAATTGGGCGCCATTTGCATTTACCGTTATTTCAAACAATCCAAACGACGCCGCAGGTACAGGAAATCTTTGGTTTGATACAGATACCAATCAATTAAGCGTCAACACAGGCGGCGGATTAGTTTTAATTGGTCCTGAAGCAGTTGATGGCTTTGGCACTACTCGCATGGTATCTACAAAATTACAAGACACAGTTGGTACATTTCATCCTGTGATACAAACAGCATTAGATGATGAAATTATTGCCATTATTGCCGATACTGCTTTCACTTTAAGTTCAACCAATGTTATAAGTGGATTTAGTGGGCTAGTCAAAGGCTTTAACTTAAAAAATTCTGCTACAAATGAAACACAAGTTGTAGGTAACAGCTCTTCAAGTACAGGTGCAGCCTCACTGCTTAATGAAGCAGGTACGGCCTTTATTAATGCTAAAACTGGATTTGTTCCAAATTCAATGGTACAAAGAGATAATAATGCTGAAATTTCAGCTACTGGCATAAATGTTGGAAAAATATATACAGCAACCAGTGGAGTTGTTTGGGGTCAGTGGACTATTAAAAACAATTTAACTCCGGAGGTAACGGGTGGGTCTAATCTGGGTAGTTCTGGGTTACAGTGGGGTAATGTTTGGACTCAAAGTCTTAATGCTTCTGCTTCTATTACAGCACCAACTGTAAATTTTAATACTATCTCAGATCAATTTGGTCAAAGTATTAACAAACTTGATACAGATCCTACATTAAGTGCTAATTCAAATTCTAGATTACCCACTCAGGCAGCAGTTAAAAGTTATGTTGACTCCGCATCATCTGGGCCAGGCGGAGTTGGATACACAGGAAGTCGAGGCATAATTGGCTATACAGGTAGTGCTGGCGGTGGCATGGGTGGATCAGTTAATGCAGTCACAGCCTCTGCTCCATTGTTGTCATCTGGTGGGTCAAACCCTAACATAAGTTTATCTAGTTCAGCTGGTGCTGGTACTTATACTAATAGTATTATTACTGGGTTGGTTGTTGATAACTTTGGAAGAGTTACCTCTGTATCTCAATCAAGTTCATCGGGTGTAAATGGGTGGGCTAGAATAGCAGGGGATATACTTTTACAATGGGGGACGGTGTATTTTCCAGCAAAGGAGGGTTATTTTGGTCCCTTTAACTTCAATATAAATTTTACTTCAACTCCATACAGTTTGGTAACATCTGCCTATGTTACAGGATCTAATTCAGGTGCAGATCTTTGGGTACAACCCGATATGTTGACAATTTCTAATGCACAATTTTATGTACAATATCAAAGAGGGTCAAACCCACCAAGTCCAATTGCTGGGTTTACTTGGATGGCCGTAGGGCCTGTTTAAGGAGTTTTTATGCCTATATTTTATAGTCCGTCAAAAAAAGGGTTTTATGATAGTAGAATTGAATATAATTCGTATCCTTCTGACATTATTGATGTAACAGATAGATATTCAGATATACTAACTTCCATAAACACAAAAGGTATGGAAATTAAAATTGAATTTGGGGAGGTTGTTTTAGTAGAAAAATTAAAACAGGAAATCACTTGGGATCAAATTAAAAAAGAAAGAAACGATCTTTTGCTAGAAAGTGATTGGACTCAACTTCCTGATGTAAATTTATCAAACAAGGAAGAATGGAAAACATACAGACAGAAATTAAGAGAAATAACTACAGTCTTTTCAAATACCTCAGAGGTAGTCTTCCCACAAAAGCCGCAGTAATAGGAAATAAATATCAATATGCCGTATGTATTAAAAAAATCAAATGGAAGAGTTTTTGTAACGATACCCGATGGTTCAATTGATCAATCAACGGCAATAACTTTTTTAGGTAAAAATTATGCTGGTTATGGACAAGTTATAGGACAAAATTTTCTGTACTTAATGGAAAATTTTGCATCTATATCTCAACCAAAAAATCCTATACAAGGTCAACTTTGGTATGATTCAGCCAACTTACAACTAAAAATTTATGATGGTTTTGTATTTGATCCTATTAATTTAACACAATTATCCAGTGTTGCACCTGCAACAGGAAATAACGGGGATCTTTGGTTTAATACAACAAATAATACATTAAATATTTGGAATAACTCTTGGCAAACAGTTTCTGGATCAGGAGGATCCTCTGCAGGGTTGAGTCAACAAAATATAAATGACGTTTCCAATGTTTCTTATTTGATTAGTATACTGTCAATTAACGACGATAAAATAGCAGTTATTTCAAAAGATGAATTTATTGTTAATGCACTGGACCCATTGCAAAGTTTATTTCCAGTCGTTAAAAAAGGTATTACATTGTCTGGAGCGAATTCAGCTTCCGGTGTATCGTCTGCATTAACAACTACAAATTATTTGTTTTGGGGTACCGCAGCCAGTGCAATATCTATGTCTGTTCAATCAGACGTTACTTCTGTAGGGCAGGCATCGACAAGTTCATATGCCAATTCTGTAGCAGTAAGAGATACAGCGGGTAATATTTGGGCTACAAACTTTATTAAATCTGATGGAACTACCATTGGTGGCTTTACAGGAAGTAGGGGAACAATTGGGTTTACAGGAAGTATAGGGTCAGCAGGCCCTGCAGGGCCTTCTGGTGGTCCCATTGGTCCTATTGGACCTTTTGGTTACACAGGATCAATTGGTCCAGCTGGTGCTGCAGGACCTTCAGGTGGTCCTGCAGGGTTTACAGGCAGCATTGGTGCAGGGGGTACTCAAGGATATACAGGTAGTGGTGGTCCTACTGTTTATATACAATCAAGCGCGCCGCCGTCTGGTGTTAACGGCGACTTCTGGGTCGTAACCGCATGACAACGGTATACGATGGAGGAATTTGGAAAAATATTACAAATTTTTATGTAAGAAATTCTAATTCTTGGCAGGAAGCAGACTTAGTACGTCAAAAACGATCTGGAAGTTGGCAAATAATTTATGATCGTGGACCATACGAATCTTGGTCATTAATAAGTTTAGATAGTTTTGGATTTAGCAGTTCTCAACCACCGTTTGTAGCATACTCGTCAGCGGTATTTAATTCCATTGGAATGTTTTATGGTGCTCAGTCATATAATTATGATCAGCAATTTAGATTTGCCCCAGAATCTAAAACACCATCATTAGAAATTAAATATGAAATATCAGTGTTTCCAACGGCTCCGGTGTCTGTTCAGGGTGATTTAACTGGTACATGGTTGTCGTTGACTACAAGTAGAGTTTGGTATTTAACAGCACCAGGATTATTTAATTATGGCTATTGGTCAGTAGAAGGAACTATTTATATACGACGTGACAATTTAATTGTATCAAGTGGTGCCTTAAATATGTCAGTAACACAGGAAACAGGATCCTAATTATATAGCCATTTCTGCTTTAATTGTTCCATGACTTTCATAACCTACTAGTTCGATGTCATCCATCGTAAAATCATCAATTCTATCAATTTCGTTATTTAACTTTAACTCTGGAAGTGGAAGCGATTTTCTCAAAAGCTGTTCTTTTACTTGATCTATGTGATTTTTATAAATGTGAGCATCGCCCAGAGAAAATATAAGATCGCCAACATTTAAATTACATACCTGTGCAATCATATGAGTGAACAAAGCATAGCTTGCGATGTTAAAAGGAACTCCTAAAAATAAGTCTGCCGATCTCATATATACCTGACAACTTAATTTTCCATTATGAACATAAAATTGACAAAACATATGACACGGCGGTAGTGCCATAAGATCAATTTCTCCTGGGTTCCAAGCCGTTAAAATATGTCTACGACTATATGGTTCTGTTTTTATACTATCAATAAGCTCTATTAGTTGGTCATGATTTTGTAATACAACTTTATTGATACGTATCAGGGGTTTACGCCACTTACGCCATTGTACTCCATAAATTCTACCAAGATCCCCTGGGTGTCGTTTCATTCTTTTTTTTGTCCAGTAGTCAGCATTTGCATTGTCTGTCCAGATAGTTTTTTTGTCTATATTTCTATCCCCATAGAGAATTTCTTTCAAACGATTTTCGTCACCACTACCTTCAATAAACCATAGAAGTTCACTTACTACACTTTTCCATGCTAGTTTTTTGGTAGTAACGGCCGGAAAACCATCAGTTAAATCAAAACGCATTTGCATACCAAATTTGCTAATGGTGCCAACACCGGTTCGATCAGATCTTTGTTCTCCTGTTTCTAAAACTTCTTTTAATACGCGGTGGTATTCATCCATTTTTATACTCTTTCACTGTAAATTTTGGAGTGGTATTTGTAGCATCTACTGTAAAAAGATCTTCAACAGTTTGAAACTTATTTTTAACATAATCAAGATCAAAAAACTTATCACAAGTATATGTAGCATCAATATGAGTTATATAAAATTTTTCGCATAAATGCTTAGTTGCATTATATATGGATTGTCCACCTATAACATAGATGTCTTTGTTTGGAAAACGGCTTACGCTTTCCTTTACAGCTTCTATTGGATCGTTGTAGGTAATATTAGCATTAGCTTTCAAATTTGAACTAACAACAATATTTACTCTGTTTGATAAAGAACTTTTAAGACTATTCCACGTAACAGAGCCCATTATCACCACGTTGTTTTCAGTTGAATCTTTGAACCACTGAAGATCAGCGTCAAGATGAGGCCAAGGAATATTGCCTTCAAGACCTATACCATTCATACTATCAATGGCAACAATGCCAATGATCATGCAACTTCAACTTTAGCATTTTTTCTCTTGTTCTTGGGCGGGTCAAGCTCGTCTGCTTCTTTACGAAGTTTGGCAGCTTCTTTGTATAAAGCATCTGCTCGGCTACGCATTTCAACAGGCGTCAATTCAAGAGTCTTTTTAGAAAAAGAAGTATCATCAATAGTAGCAGTAGTTTCTACTGTTTCAATTTTTTTGGTATTTTTAGGCTTTTTTTGCGATCCATCGTTAACTGCAAGATCTTCAATTGATACTCCTCGTTCTTGGGCAATCATTTCGTTAAGTTTATCAAGTTGAATTTGTGTTTGACTATTTGGAGTCATATATACCGTATTTGTTGGAACCTTTTTAAGATGTCCGTTTTGGTGAAGATAGGCTAACATAACGCTTCCGTCAGGAAATTTGCGAACTGCTAAAATATCTGCTAATTCGCTGGCTTGTTGTCCTGCATCACTTTGTAGAAGAGTCATTAGACTGTCGTGGTAGCTGTCGCCAAGTCCTTGTGTTCCTACTACCAACGCATTATACGGTTCTCCAGGCACAGTACGATAAACAATTACAATACGAGCTGAATTGTTTTTCATCTTGCCTACGTGTTTTAAATTATTCATTTTATTTTCCTTATGTGGTGGACGGTTCAGTTTGTGGTGGAACAACAGTATTTAAAAAGGTGTCAAGCTTATTAAAAACTGTACCAATAGAAGTCATTTCAGCAGCAGCAAAAGCGCCGCGTCGTGCTGCGACATCAATAATGGATCTAATATTTTGCAAATCAACAATGGTTAGATCTGCAGACGGTGTAGTGGGTTGTGTTTCGTTCGTCATTTTTTCTCCAATTTATCATATTCAATATATGGGCATTTTAAGCTAAACATTGTAAGTTCTTTTGAATCCTCTACTCCTAGAACAAGTTTTAGTTGAATTGCTCTTTGAGCATCAAGTTTTTGAATTGTTTTTAAACAATATCTACTATTTAAGTTCTCAAACACCCACTGATCAATTTTCTTGATAGTTGTATCGTGCCATCCATATATAATAAAAGTTATACAGGAAAAATGCGGAGGTATAAAATATAACCTCCGCATATCTAAAACATTTAGTGGGTTTATATTCATAATATACACATATTATTTATAATATACAGTTTGTCCAAACGGTGCTACGATTTTATCGTTGCCGTGAATAATGAAAAGTGTTTCGCAATAATCTCCATCTCCCCAAGAGCCGCACGGATACCCGTCAGTAAACATGATAAACAGCTTAGGTTCAATTTCGTTGTCTTTCATAAACTCGTAGTTAGCTTCAAAGAGTGTGCCACCACCGCCTTTTACTTCATATTCATCAAGCTCAGACGCGTTGTCTTGAGTAAATTCAGCATAGCTATAAACTTTAGTATCAAAACACCAAAGACGAATTTTAAAATCATTAAATTGACCCATAATGCCAGCAACTTCACTAAGCATGTCTTTTGCTTGTTGATTGCTAATAGACCCGCTCATATCAATAGCAACAGAAACGTCAATTGTATTTTCGTTAATCAGACCTGGAAGAATGGCACCACTGTGTTGGCTCTTACGATTGAACCTAGAAAAGCTATAATTGTTTTTAACAATGCTTTGGATATTCATCTGAAGCATTTGTTTCCAATCCATTTTAGGTTCAGTAATATCGCCAATAAGTCTACGAACTCCTGCAGGAACACGACCGGCACCTGCAGACTGTGCAGCAGCAATCATAGCTTCTTTAATTTCATCGCGAATCTGTTTACGTTCATCAGCAGTAAGCACTGGTCGTTTATCGTTACCCTCTTGTCCGCCACCGTTATCATCATCGTTTCCGTCAAGATGTTCGTCAAGAAGTTGACCAAGTTTAGACAGATCAATTTTATCGCACTTTTGATAAAGCTCTTCGTAAATTTGTTCAAAGCTCCATCCACGATACTTGTTATCCTGAAAAATTTTAATAAACGAAGGAACCTCTCCAATTTTTTCATCTTTAAGAACTTGATTAACAGCATAGTCAGCTGCAATGTTTGACAGTTGTTTATCACGGTCTCCAACACGCCCAAGATGATCAAAAATGTTATGAAGAACTTCGTGAGCGAACCCAAACTCAACTTCCTTGGGTTTGAGTTTTTCCACAAATTCAAGATTGTAGTAGAAGTTACGTCCGTCGGTAGCCAAAGTTGACAGCCATTCACTACCGTCTATAAGATTCATACGTGAGGCCATGTTGCCAAAGAATGGATGCTTCAGCAACAGGCCAATGCGTGCAGTGACCAGTTTATCCACAATTTTGTTCTTTTCAACCTGTGCAAATTCACGAGGCTTATTAGATTTTTTAGAAGTCTCAGTTGCGGTGCTGGTCATGGTAATTAACCCTCCATTGCTTTGATAATAAACTTGCCGTAGCGATTGTGGAATTCGTCAAAGTTCTTCATTTTGCTAACATCAAACGGTAGATTATAGTTGGTAAGAGCAACCTTCGCACCCATAACAGTAAGCTCGGTGGTGAAATTATCCATCATGAAACGAAGGAAGTTGTCAGTCATTTGATTCCAGTCTTTTACCTTTTTGCGTTCAGCTTCTTGAAGTTCGTAGCACATGCTAATTGCTAGTGAATACATAGCTGAAATTTCTTTTACAGTGCATTTCTGCACTTTTCCAAGCAGGATGTCAAGAGGCTTTGGCATTTGTTTTGCCACTTTGCGATGTGCCATAAATTTAACAGCATCACCCTCGCCAATTGCACCAGCAATGAGATCAGTAAGTGTAGTTTCGTCAAGATCATCATCAACAAGCAAATCACTCACAAAACTCCAAGAACGTGGACTTGCAAACGAACGGCTTGAGCTCTTAGGATCAAACGTATAAAGAGACTCTTTGGAGAAACCAATAAAGCCAACAACTTGATCGTGGATACGATTTTTTGTAGCCCAATCAAACCAGTCATCAAAGTCAGTACGCAATTCAAGGTGAATAAAGCGATTAGCCAGCGGAGTGGGCATACGATAAGTAACACCTTTGTCGCTGTCGCGGTTACCTGCTGCAACAATGCTTACATTCTTGGGCAGAACATATGTACCAACACGCCGATTAAGAACAAGTTGGAACGCCGCGGCCTGTGTAGCAGGTGCTGCCGAGTTAAGTTCGTCAAGGAATAGAATTGCATTGCTATTAGGATCTGTAGGCAGTTCAATTGGTGGAGCCCACTCCATCAAATTACTTTTACTGTTATAGAAAGGAATACCTTTAATATCTGTAGGTTCCCAAAGGCTAAGACGAACATCAATAACTTCACGACCTTGTTCGTCGCCAAGTTGTTTAACAATGTCGCTTTTACCAATACCCGGAGGTCCCCAAATAAAAACAGGACGCTTTACATTAAGACATTTACGAAGAGCTTTTTTAGCTTCGTTAGGGCTAACAGTGCGGTTAGTGCTGATCTTCTCTGGCATATAACACCTTTTTGATTAGTGGTTGAACACAGTTGATGATGTTATAATACGCTATTTGTTATAGAAGTCAACTCCTCCTGATAATTTTTTTCTTTTAATAAGCAATATTTTTCTATATTTCCATTAAAAATTATCAATTGTACTGCAACCTGTTCAGCAGATACCCATATTGCGTCTTCATCTAAATAGTAGGGACATTCCATATAATTTGATAAAAGTAGCAAAAATTTGTTGGTAAAAGGTTGTCGGACTTCAGTTGAATAATTAATTTTATAAAATTTTACATATTCTTTAAGCCACGTTAATCCTGATTCAGTAATTCTCAGAGATTTTAAATCATTACGCCAATTTTTCCAAGTATCGCAATAAATCTTTCTAATTTTTAATATGTCGTATTCTACTTTGTTTTCATCCAACAAAGATTTAATAAAACACATTTTATCTGATATCATACTAGTTTTTCACCGGTTACAAGTTTATAAACACTGAAGTCATTACAATTAAAAAGTTTATTAAGTCTTTTTGCAAGATTGATTGCATGGCCACGGTTACTGAAACTAATCTTTTTATATTTTGGTCCTTGGACTTCGGCAATCATATTTACTTTTTTTAAGTTAACAGGTTGATCTTTATAAAATACTGCCCAAATAGCTTCTGCTTCAAGAACTTGTTCTGTTTTATAGGTTTTTTTATCTGTTATTTCTAATAACACTTTTGGTTTAGGTCGACTCATTGATACCATGCCTTTAATTACATAGTATTTATTAAACAATTTAATTAAATCCACCACCATCCATTTTGACGGTAATTACACTTGGTTGATTGTTCACGTTTTGTAATTTTTCGTCAAGATCACCAGCAAGTCGTGTCATTACTACAGATAAACAATCTGCTAACGATTGAACCTCTTTTAATTCAAGATTGAGATATTTTGTATTGGTCTTGGTGAGAATTCTAGCTTTTTCTAAAAAAGTTTCAATTGGTAACGTATTAAGCTGTTTCATTTTTATTAAACTGATTTAAAATCTCTTTCATTTCTTCTTCTGTTTTATAAGGACCATTATAAGGATATCTTTCTAAAGTGATAAGTTTAGGACAAAAACATCGAACCCATCGTTGTCTAAATTTAATAACATAATAACCAGCACAATAAAGACTTTTACTTTTATTGCTTTTGGAAAAAATTGGTAATTTTTTCTTTAAGTTATATACAGGATTAAAAGGTTGGCTACTGCATGGATAGTCATATATAATCTTTTCCTCATTATTAGAAGGGTTTGATAATTTTTTATTAGAAATATTTAAAAAAATATCAGGTCCAAACTTTTGTTTTACTGCACTTAAATCTTTAAAAGGAGTTCGCAGTCCTTTTTTGAAAAAAACATATCCTCTTTTTTCTTTGTTTAGTGTACCTAATTTTTTATCCTGTTCTTTGATTATCCAACTTTGGTTATCAACCAACACCTTAACCTGAGTTTTCATTGAGTTACCTTTTCTTTATTATATGGAGAACTTAAAGGACCAGCATAACTTTCAATTTGTTCTATAATCTTTACCAAGCTATGATTGGAACAAAACTTAAGAAGCCTAACCCCTATTTGGGGAATATTTTTATTCTGATTAATAGTTTGTGTTATAGTTTCGTCAATTGTTTTTTTAATATGATCAGGTTGAGCATTAAGATCACAAAGTAAAACATTACGTTGGTAATCTTCTAAAACTCTGTGTTCTTGGCCCTCGTGATCAATCCAACGTTGAAGCATAAGATTGTTCCAATTATATCCACGGCTTTTACGATCAGTATATGCTTCAATCAAGCCAACTTTGTTCTTACTACCCTTGGTGCGAACACCCGGATAAGCACTAAAAACGTTGTCAGACGTGTCACCGCGTATACATTTTTCAAAAAGAAGCCATTCTGGATCTGGTGCAGCTTTAATTTCCTTAGTTTTTTTATCAACAACTGGGTTTCCTTTGCCATCAAAATATCCTTCGTGACTAGTGATAATGTCAGTCACTCCGTTATATTGTCTAACATTGGGTGAAACCAATTGAGCAAAGTCCCCATCGGTTGAAATAATAACATGCTGGCTATCAGGGTGATATTTAATCCACCCTGCAATTAAATCGTCAGCTTCAAGCTGGGGATGCTGCAATACCGTGCAATTAGTTTTGTCTTTAATAAAGTCCTTAAATTGATCAAATGTTTCCCAAAAGAGTTGATCTTCTTTTATTTCTTGAGGAGTTTGCTTGGCACGAAGATCAGCTCTGTTCTTTTTATATTGGGGATAAAAATCTTTTCTCCAGCTGCGACCTTCTAAGCAAACTACAACATGCGTGCCATTGAAGTCTCTCCACACCTTACGAATGCTTGTAAGTACGGTATGCATACTTAACCCAATTTTATCTTCAAGACTGCCCATAGTCACATGACGTCCTCGAAAAAATAAGTTTGCAGCATCCAAAATGATGTAAGTCATCAGCTTATTTCACTTTTCCCATCGCCCAAGCGGTTAACATTGATATAGCCGCTGCCCCTACGATCCATATTAAAACCTTCTTCTGTTGCGACATTTCTACAGATTTCTCGCCACCATTTGTCCACAACTTCTTCATCTGTATCTCCAAAATATCCATCTGCTTTTAATTGTACAATAAAATATTCATTCCAGTCAAGCTCAAAAAATCCATTACGTGGATTTTGATCATTTACATGTGTTTGTAAAACAGCAACATACGGTTCTTTACGAGCGTTGGCTGCTTCTTTTGGACCTAATTTGTTTTTAATTTCAGCTATTCTTGATGCTTCTTGGTGTAGATGTGCTTTCTCTAATGCTTGGGCAGCAGCCTCTTCTGCTTCCAATTTATTTTGGAGTGCAAGCTTCACCTCATTTTCAAGTTTATCAAGACCAATAATTTTTTTAATAAAATTTTTCATTTATGTTCCCCATGCATTACCAAATAAATCAACTTGAAGCCGTGGGCTATAACGGAATCCGTGATCCATGGCAATTTTAGCTACTTCTTGACTGTTGAATTGGTAGCTTTCAACAGTCCCCCCAACCGGCATAAGGTAAACCGGGCAAATAATTCCTTCTTTTTCATACTCTCGAACAGCGTGGCAAACATCAACCAAATCATTATTATTGGCAATAACAAACTTAAGATAAAGACTGCTGCCACCATTGACAACCAAATTATAATAACTGCTAACAACAGCTGGACATATTGCTTCATCCCATTTTTCTCCACTTACTGATAATTTTGGACTACAACTCCAAGTAACATGTGTATTTCTGTTTGATAGATATTCTGCAAATTCTTTTTGCAACGGTTGTGTAGCATTTGTTTCAAATGTTAGATTTTTTAGATCTTTCATGCCAGGATCGTCTAATAATGCTGTATAACTTCTTTGCCAACCTAAAAGCGGTTCTCCTCCTGTAATAACCAAATGAATATCTTGTCCATTTGTTTGACTCCAGACATGATTTGGAATCAGCATATGCATTCTTTCCACGATACCATTTACTGAATATAGTGGACTTAGATGTTTAAAACTTGGGTGCCACGCTGCATAACTATCACATCCAGTATGAGCCAGCGGTAGACTGTCATAACTTTTATATTTATCTACGTCTAAAGCAATGCGTTCAGGTTCTTGGCTGAGTTGACCATTAGACAGTCCAAAACCGCGACAACTAAAATTACAGCCAAAGGTTCTTAAAAAGACTGACGGAACACCAGTCCAAAGACCTTCTCCCTGTACGCTGTAAAATATTTCGCTTACTTTAATTTTGCTCATCTTATTTTCCTACGGTGTTGTTTTCAAACACTCTATTGTGAGTATTATTCACTCGCACAAATGTAGTACATTTAGACAAATGTTTCAAGCGACTAGCACCAACGTATGTGCAAGTGCTTCTTAATCCACCTAAAATATCTTTTACTGTTTCTTTAATTTCGCCTTTGTAGGGAATTAAAACAGTACGTCCTTCGCTGCTACGATAATTGGCTACCTCACCATGATTTTTTATCATAGCAGTTTCAGACGACATACCATAAAAACAAACAAACTTTTTAAAATCACGTTTAATTTCAAAACTTTCATTATTAAAGAGTTCGTTGGTATTGTAATATTTGAAAATTACCTCCCCGCCGCCTTCTTCGTGACCTGCAAGCATTGATCCTAACATTACAAAGTCAGCACCTGCTCCAAATGCCTTGGCAATATCGCCTGACGTTTTACAACCACCATCGGCAATAATATGTCCGCCAAGACCGTGAGCAGCATCGGCACATTCAATAATTGCTGAAAGTTGCGGATATCCAACTCCGGTTATCAACCTAGTCGAACACACCGCTCCAGGCCCAATTCCCACCTTAACAATATCGGCACCGCACAAAATAAGTTCCTGCGTCATATCTGCGGTAACTACATTTCCAGCAATAATCGTGTGCTTAGGCCATTTTTTTCTTACCTTGGCTACAAATTCTCCAAAATGTTCACTGTATCCATTAGCAACGTCGATGCAAATAAAATGTATTTCAGGATAAGCGTGTACAATTTGAGATAATTTAGTAAAATCTTGATCGCTGGTTCCAGTACTAACAGCAACAAAATTACCGCCAATTCTGTTAATTGTTTCTTCTAACTCTTCTTGCTCATAAGATTTTACCAAACATGTAAACATGCGTTCTTTGAAAAGTTTTTCAGAAACTTGCAGTGTGCCTACTCCGTCCATGTTAGCGGCCATAATAGGAATACCAGACCAAGTTGTTTTGCTATGTTTAAAGGTATAGGTAGTTTCTAAATCCACTTCACTACGCGACTTGAGAATGCTTCTCTTTGGACGAATCAATACATCATCAAAATCAAGTAAAATTTCGTTTTCAATTCTCAACTCGTCCTCCACCAATTTTCATATGGAAAATTATACCAAATATGATATTCTTCTTTGTTAACAACCATTGCTGTATAATCTATTTTAACCTGGCATTTACTGGAAAGATTATCTATAATGGTAGCAAATCTTACGTTTTTATTCCACACGTCTTTCCATCGAGGCGAATCTGGTAAGCAAGATGATTGCCAGTCATTAATTAACCAATTAATTGTTGCTCCGGTATCATTAATATCGTCAACAACAAGAATGTTTTTTTGACGAGTTTCGCACCAATCATGATCAGGATCATTTATTCTTTTCTCTTTAAACACATACCCAAATGCATCCTCAGAAAGGCCGCAATCACTTACACTTCCTTCGTCGTCACGAAGACTAATTTTAAGTGGATGCATAGGAACATTAAAATAATGGCTGATCATTACAGCAGGCAATGCTCCACCCCGTGTGATGCCTACTATCATGTCAGGTTTCCAACTATCATTTACAATTTGTCTACAAATTTCAGCAACATAGTATTTGAGCTGATCAAAGTTAATATCTACTGTCTTCATTATCCGTGGCCCTTCATGCTCAGACAAACGTCATAAAACTCTTTTTTAAGAGCCGGATCCACTCCAAACGCACCTAGCATGATAGCAGTAGTCATTTCACTTTCGTGCTCTCTAACACCCCTCATTGTCATACAGTGATGTTCAGCTTTAACTACTACTGCAATATGGTCAGTTTTGGCGTATTCACGCAACGCATCAGCAATTTGTGTAGTCATTTCTTCTTGAATTTGAGGACGCTCACAGATATGCTGTACAAGTCTGTTAAATTTACTAAGCCCAATCACTTCGTCGTTAGGAACAATACCTACCCAACACTTACCAACAATGTTTTGAAAATGATGTGAACATGTACTTCTAATAGATATTGGGCCAGTTGTATAAAGACTTTTGTATCCCATATTAGGGAAGGCGGTTATTTTAGGAACACCGCGATATCGACCACTAAATGTTTCTTTGATAAACATTTTGGCCACGCGGCGGGCAGTTTCGTTGGTGTTATGATCGTTTTTTGTATCAATAACCAAACTTTCAAGCACGGCTTGAAATTTTTCAGCAACTTCGTCAACAAGATTTTCTAATTCATCTTCATTTTGTATAAATTTTGAGATATTGTCGTTGCCGTGAAATCTTGCTCCTGCAGCGTTAATTCTTTCTCTTATAATGTCACTGGTATATTTTTTACTCATTTAATTCTCCGAGTTATAGTCGAGGATGACATATTAATCTATAATATATTTAGATTTATGTCAATGTTTATTTTTTAATTTATACTTGGCAGTAGCAAGATGAGTTCGATATCTAATATCAGACCTAAGCCACTGATCACCTTTTCCAGTCATAATATCAATTATTCTGTCAATGGTTTGATTGGTCCAATTACTAATACAGCCTTGATTTGGATGCGGGTTATCTAAAAGATTGCATAGCTTGCGAATGGCATCGTCAATACTCCACGGAACATACATTCTATCATAGTCATTAGCAAACGTTTCTGGAAAAGATCTATAGGCAGGAAATAAAACATTGCAACCCAGTGCGTCAGCTTCGCTAACTGTATTGCTTACCCAATCTTGTAGGGCACAATTAAAGATCGGAAG